GATTACTTCCGCTATGCTAACCCACATACCAAATCTGGTATTGCTGGAATGGATGAGAGCTATCATTGGGCTTTTGATGATGTAGACTTGTGCCTATCTATTAAGTATAATCTGAATAAGAAAATTGTCTATTGTGGTAGTACCAATATCTTCCACGAAGAGAGCGCTTCTCTTAAGAAGAATCAAGTCAACAAGCTATTCTTAAATCATAACCTACAGTATCTTTTCAAAAAATGGCAGGGGCGTTACGTTATAGATCAGGAAGCATATACGAAAGATTCTAGATTGAATCTTTATCGAGGGCCGAATGTCGGTTGAATCGGGCTACTACAAGCATTTCAAGGGAAATATCTACCAAGTCATTGCTGTTGGGAAGCATTCAGAGACCACAGAAGAAATGGTAGTATACAGGGGCCTATATGATAGCCCTCATGGTTATGGTGCTGTTTGGATTAGGCCAGTTGTTATGTTCTTAGAAACGATTGAAAGAGATGGCAAAACAATGAGACGTTTTGCTCCAATTTCAAGTGAAGAAGCAATTGAAACTTTGAATAAGGTGTGAATGAAAAAGGTTCTTGTAACAGGCACATGTGGGTTTATCTTTAGCAACTTCATTCGTAAAGCGATTTACGATCAAAACCAGAAGGGGCCAGAGGATAGACAGTATACTTTTGTTAGTATCGACCGAGTAACGGCCAATGCCATCAACTCAATGTATTGGAATAAGAACCATATCTTCCATCCGGCTGACATCCGCGACTCTCATGTCATGGATGTAATCTTTCAGTTTGAGAAGCCAGATATCGTTATTCATGGAGCGGCAGAAACCTTCGTGGATACATCATTGAAAGACCCAAATTCTTTCGTAACCTCCAATGTGTTGGGTACCCAAGTTGTTATCAACTCATGTCTCAAACACAAGGTAGAAAGACTAATCTACATCTCTACAGACGAGGTGTATGGACAGCTAACCAGCGAGTCCGACACCGCCTGGAAAGAAGATGCAGAACTCAATCCCAGGAACCCCTATTCGGCCTCCAAAGCGGCTGGAGAGCTAATGGTTAGAGCAGCCCACCATACGCATGGGTTAATTTATAACATTACCAGAAGCTCCAACTGCTATGGTCCCCGCCAGCTTCCCGAAAAGCTGGTTCCGAAGGCGATAAAGTGCGTCATGGATGGAGAGAAAATTCCTATTTATGGTCAAGGTCAACAGATTAGGGATTGGACCTATGTAGCAGATAACTGTACAGCTCTAATGGCGGTACTAGATCGCGGTAAGCCTAATGAAGTTTACAACATTTCAGCTAATCAAGAATTCACTAATATTGAAACTATTAACCTAGTTTGTAATGCCATGAATAAGGGACATGAATTGATTTCTTTTATTCCCGACCCACGTCCTGGTCATGACTTTAGGTATGCCATTGATACTACTAAAATCCGAGAATTGGGATGGAAACCGTCCTATAAATTCCGAGATGGTATCAGAGATACGGTACAGTGGTATGTAGATAACTCATGGTTTTTGAAGTGATATATAGGACATAAGGAGAATTAATGCCCGCAACATCAGATACCGAACAAGGTCAAAAAGAAGAAATCGTGGATGACGTGTCCAACACAGTAGTAAAATCAGCCGAAACATTAGACGTAAACAAATTAGCTGCACTAAAGGCCAAAAGCCAAGCCAAGCAAGAGGAGAGTAAGATGGCAGCAAAGATTGTATCAAAAAAAGATAGAAGTATCGTATTAGGAGTTCTAGGATCAGGCCAAGCCGGCTCTAGAATCGCCGAGGCTTTCTATAAGCTCGGTTACGATGCTGTCGCAGTCAACACTGCCATGCAGGATCTCAAGTTCATTGATATTCCTGATTCAAATAAGCTATTGCTTGAGCACGGTTTAGGTGGAGCTGCCAAGGAAACTGAAATTGGTCGTGCTGCTGCCGAATCACACCGTGGAGAGATTCTCCAATTGGTCAATGAGAAATTGCAACACTCACAAGTTAATGTACTTTGTTTGAGTTTGGGTGGCGGCTCTGGCGCAGGCTCCTGTGAGACTATGGTAGATATCCTGTCCGGACTAGGCAAACCACTTGTTGTTATTACTGTGCTGCCAATGGACACCGAAGATGCTCAGACCAAAGCTAACGCCCTAGAGACGCTCTCTAAGCTAGCTAAAGCTACACAAACTAAGAAGGTGAACAACCTAATCGTGGTAGACAATGCCAAGATTGAAGCCATCTATCAAGATGTTGGACAAATGGATTTCTATGGTGTAGCCAATAAGGCCATCGTAGATCCAGTAGATGTATTCAATACACTATCTTCTATGCCATCCGCCGTCAAAGGATTGGATCCAATGGAATGGGGAAAGCTATTCACTGATGGTGAAGGTCTAACTGTCTATGGTGAATTGACCATTGAGAACTTTGCTGAAGATACTGCTATTGCAGAAGCTGTCGTCAATAACTTGAATGGCAACTTACTAGCTGGTGGATTTGATCTTAAGCAATCTAGATATGTTGGTGTCATCATCGCCGCCAACAAAGAAGTCTGGGCAAAAATTCCAAGTTCTAGCATTACTTATGCCATGGCTATGGTCAATGACCAGTGCGGCTCACCAAAGGGTGTGTTCAAGGGCATCTACACCATAGATTCGCCTGACCCTGTAGTCAAGGTCTACAGTATGTTTAGCGGGCTCGGGCTTCCTGAGTCACGCGTTACTCAGCTAAAGAAAGATGCCGCCGCACTTACTCAGTCTGTTAAGGGCAAAGACGAACAACGTAACTTATCTCTCAATCTAGATACTGGCGTTAATGAAACTGTTGATGCTGCTAAAAAGGTTAAGGATAAGATTGCTGCTAAATCTTCCGCTTTCGGTAAGTTGGTTGGTGGCGTGGTCGACAGGAGAAAGTAATGAAATTTGGCCTTGAAGAATTTTGGGGTAGAAGAGTTGCAATAACTTGGGGAAGTCATTTTATACAAGGGGTGTTATGCGAAGAAAAATCTACTTCCGGCTATATTACCCTAATTGAGATCCAACCATATGTAGAATACAGAATAGATCACGATGCTATTGATAGTATCGGAATATTCATCGATAAAGGACATGATGGAGACTGATATACTAAAACATTTCATTGGCAAGAATGTAGAAGTTCTTGTCTGTGGTGTTTGGATTGAAGGCCATATGCAGCCTATTGCTAAAGGGGTCGTAACATTAGTCCCGACTGAAGAAACTGCTGTATTCTATGGTCCATGTGCTTTAAAGGCTGATGTAATTCAAGCCATTAGGCAAATAAGGAATTCATCCGAAAAGATGGTGGCCCAGGTCCCAGAGATAAATGCTCCGCCTCCAGTTAGATCAAGTCTCGAACAAGTAACACCAGGACAACGTTTTAAGAGGAATCAATGAAGAAAGCTAAAAGAGTAACTAAACGACAGAAGAAGGCCATGATCAAATTCCTTGAGGAGATGAAAGCAAATCAACCTCAGCCTGAAATTACTTTCAAACCTAAGACTCGTAAAGTCAGCAAGCTACTTAGCCTCACTAAGTATCTTGAAAGACGGGCTCAGAAAAAGCATGATAAGGCTCATCATCGAGAAGAAAAACGCGCGGCCAAAGAAGAACTTAAACATAAGAAACATGATCATGAACACGAACACAAATGAGATATGAGGTTTTAACAAACTACTTTGGGCAACATGTAGAAGTATCAATTCTATCTAAAACATTCAGTGGAATTATTAGACGGGCTGAAGTAGATAGTGGGCAGAATGATATTGTTGAAGTGGAGCCTATTTCTGATTATCACAGGAAACGTTACGGTTCCGCCATTCTGGATGTAGAAACTATTACATCTATTAGGGCGGTTAAACCGTATAATGACGAAGAAGATGACGATTGCTGTGATTCGTCAACATAAGGCGGTAATATGACGGATTTGATTAAAGGTATTGATGTCTCAGTTTACCAAGGAGACAATATTAATTGGAAGGCGGTAGTTCAAGCTGGTTATAAGTTTGTTATTTGTCGATGTGGTGTTGGTAACAGTGCTAAAGATAAAAACTATGAAAAGAATATAGCTGGAGCAAAAGCTGCCGGTTTAAAAGTCATGGCTTATCATTTCATCTATCCATTGCCTACAATTCCAAGCCAACCACTTCGTGACCCTAAGGCCCAAGCCAAACTACATGCTGATTGGTCAGGGAATCAAATTCTTGCTGCCTGCGATTTAGAATGGCCAGAACATGAGAATTGGAAAAAATGGGGTTGCACGGCTCAACAAATTATTGATTGGACTATGGTCTATTTAGAGGAATATGAGAGGTTAACTGGTATTAGACCAATTGTTTATACCTATCCATATTTTGCTAAAGCAATTAATCTTCCAGCTTTCTTTGCCGAAAAGTATAAGTTATGGATTGCCAGTTATACTAACAGCCCACTTATTCCAAAACCATGGACTGGTTGGGTTATTTGGCAAGACTCTGGTGGAAAGACTACCAATCTACCAGGGGGTGGTCCTGTAGATACCAATAAGGCTCGTGACCTCTCATTATGGGAAGAGTTTGAGAATCGAACTGCACCAATCCCAGAGCCGCCAGCGCCACAACCCGTTCCAGAGCCAGTGGTGAGCCCTCCGACAACGCCCGAACCACCACCACCACCACCACCACCACCTGCTGTAGTAATTGCTCCACCAAAACCAAGCACTACAAATTTCTTCGCAGCTTTCCTTCAGGAAGTGATCGAAGTGGTGAAAAAAGCATTCACATTCAATAAGTAATTGCGCTAAGATCACCGCGATTAAGAAGTAAGATTTGTCGAGAAAAAGGTATCAGTTATATATGGTATCTGTATGGCAAAGATCGTTATCAAGGGCAATACCTCACAAATTATCGAAGAGTCGGATGTCGAGCACATCTTGGCTCTTGATAAGCATTTGTCATTTTATGTGATAGGTGCTGAGCACACTGCTGCCTTCAAGGGATATCTGAATCGTGATGGAGATTGGGTCAAGTGGGATGGCTTTAAGAAGCTACTTACTCCAACACTACAGTTCCCTAGCGGGCTGGTTGAAAGGGTAAAAGAGTTCTATCAAATCGCTAACAAACCGATTGAGATTCTAGATAAACGAACTGGTAAATCTCCCGGCAAGCCCCGCAACATTCTTGACAATTTGAAAAAGATCGGCAAAGAACCGTACCCCTATCAAACGGAAATTCTCGATGTCATTGACAAATATGATCGAGGAATTATTAAAGTAGCTACGGGTGGAGGAAAGTCTCTCATCGCGGCCCTTATTGCCGCAAAATTAGGGAAGAAGACGATAATCTACGTCATTGGAAAAGATTTACTTTACCAATTTCATGACTTTTTCACTCAATGCTTTGACGAACCTATTGGTATTATTGGTGATGGTCAATGTAAGATTCACGATATCAACATAGCAAGTATCTGGACCGTTGGTCAAGCTATTGGTATGAAGAAGAATGAAATCCTACTGGACTCTGATGACGATGAAAATCCTCTCAACAAGGCCAAGT